CCGCCCGCCGGCAGGTCGGGCAAAGTCCGTCCGCCTCCCCCGCCTTGCCAAAGCGAGCGTAACACCGCCGGCAGGTGGGCCGCCGGGCCGTACCCAGCTTGTCCACCGTGCAGTAGCCCGCCAGCCAGGTCCACTCGGTCGCCGCCTGCCAAACCTCGCAGGCCGCCTTGATGGCCGCCCCCGGGTCCTCCGCCGTCACCTCCACGGCCCGGAACTCCGGATGACTCACTAAATACCGATACTTACTCACGGCCCAGCGCCTCCTCATAGGTCCGCACAGCCACTGCCCGGGCCGCCTCCCGGTCCCCACGCGTCTCCACCGCCCGGTCATAGACCGCCACCGCTTCCTGCCTGGCAGCATACCGTGCCGTCTCACCGTCGGGTGCCGGCGCGTCCCCCATCCTCCACAGGACCAGCAGGACAGCCGCCGCCAGGACCAAGCTCAGCCGTACCGCCCAATCCCGCCGCGCCCGCCGCCGCTCCATCCTGGTCCGGCTCATCTTATGCACTCCTCTCAGTCAAACGGGGTCTCTTCTGTCGGCCGCAAATCGGTAAAGCTGACCTGCGCCGGGGGCTCCTTGGGCTTTTTGGGCTCCTTGATGGGCACATAGAGGTCCGGGATGAAGGTCTGATTTTCTCCCCGGAAACGCAGAGGCCATTTCCCCAGTTCGCCCTCCTTGTTTTTCTTCACCGTCAGGATGCGCCGGGACTTCATGGCCCCGGGCTCCTCCCGGTAGATTATCATGATGATGTCGGCGTCCTGCTCGATTTGTCCACTCTCCCGCAGATCCCGCATTTGGGGCTCCGGGTCAGCTCGGGTACGGTCGGACCGGGAGAGTTGGGACAGGGCAACCACTGTAATGCCGGAGTCCTGCGCCAAATTGTGCAGGCCCCGGGAGATGGCCGCCACCTGTTCGTGCCGCACCTCCCTGGAATTGCTGGGCGCGATCAGTTGTAAGTAGTCCACATAGATGATTTCAAACCGCCGGGCCAGGGCATAAATGCGGATATCCTCCACCGTCATGCCGTTGGCATGGACCAGGTTCAGGTCGCGGTCACGGACCTCTTTGGTTTTGGCCGCCAGGGCGGCGCTGTCGTCCTCGGTCAACTGCCGCAGTTTGATATGTCGGTTGTCCACCTTGGCCGCCGCGCTGAAAATGCGGTCAAAGAGCTTGTTCTCGTTGGTCTCTAAGCTGAAAAAGCCTACCCGCTGGGTCTTGGCTTGGGCATAGGCCATAGTCAGGGCCAGAGCGGTCTTGCCGTCCGAGGCGTGCCCGCCCAGCACCACCAGGTCCCCAGGCTCACAATAAAGGCCCTCGTCCAGGAAGTCATAGCCCCACTTGACGTAGACCGGTGGTTTAGCGATGCGCTCGTAAAAGCGCACGATGGCCTCCTCCATGTTGACCGCCCGGACCCCGGAGCGGTCGCTGAGCAAGTCCCCAGCCTGCCCTACCAGGGCGCGCTGGGCCTCCAGGTCGCAGCACTCGGCCAGCTGCATTCCCAGCTCCCGCACCCGTCGGATCTTAGCTTCGTCCCGGACGATGGAGATATAGGCGTCTACATTGTTGGCCGTGGGGGTCACGTCCATGGCTCCCAGCAGATAGGCCCGCCGCTCCTTGGAGGCCCCCAGCTTCTTTAGGACCATAACCGGGTCGATGGCCTCGCAGTCGATATACAGGTCCCGGATGGCCTGGAAGGTCTCCCGGGCCAGCGGCTCACCAAAGTCCTCCGGCTTGAGCTGGGTCAGCGCCCGTCCGATGACGGCGTCGTCAATGAGCATGGAGCCGATCACCGAGGTCTGGGCCAGGGCGTAGTCAGCCACATCCCCACCCCCAGGTCGTCGGCTTCGGCGGCTCTCCTGGCGGCGTGCCTAGGCACGCCTTCCCATCTTCCCACCGGCGGTGCTTGAGCCACCGGCAGGCGTAGGGGATCCCAATCCCGGCCCTCCATGCCTCCGAGGCCTTCTGCCGCTCCAAGGCCTGCCCCATGACCCGGAGCAGATCATCATCCGCGCGCAGCTTGTCCCACTCCTTGACGGCGCTGATCCGGTCCTCCCCTCTGGGGTAGCAGGCCCAGAACCGCTCAAAGCGTTCCGGTTTCCAGACTGGTATCGACTTGGGCGCCCGCTTTCGCCTCTTGGGCTCCTCCGCCGGCGGCCCCCCTTGGGGGGCTATAGGGGGATTCTTTAACTCTTTATTATTCATACTTGTATTATTCTGCTTGACGTTTTCGTCAAGACCCCTCTTGCGCTTTTTGCTTACCCCCCTCTTGCGCATTTCGTCAAGCCCCCCGGGGGTATTGTCATTTTCGTCAAGACCCCCCTGCTCCGCCAGGAAGATGCCTGCATAGATGCGCCGCTCGGACCCCGCGTCCGTGGCCGCCATCTCGCAGCGTATGTAGCCCTTCCCCTCCAACTGAGAGATCAGGCGGCTAATCGTCCCGACGGACAGGTCATACAGGTCCGCGAAGTATTCGTTGGTCGCCCAGCAGTACCCCTTCTTGTTGCACAGGGAGGTCAATTCCCCATATAACAGCTTGGCATTGGGCTTTAAATCTTTATCATATCGGACTTCAGCAGGGATGACCGCATAGTAGCTGCTCTCTACCTCATGGGTCACGATAGCCGCCTCCTGTCAAAATGTATTCTGTTCCGGCAAATTTCCCGGACTCCTTCATTTGATGCCGCTCCAAATAGCCTGCGGCTTCCAGCTCCCGCAGCGCACCTGTAATCGCGTCTCGCGATTCCACTGAGATGGCCGCTAACTCATTGACCGAGCAATACCAATGGGAAGGGATAGTAAGCAATACGGCATACAATCCCTTCGCCTTTAGGCTCAATGTTTCATCCTCGGCTACCAGCCTCGGCATACCGATATAGGGAGAGTTCAAGCCTTGGATCCTCTCCTTGCCTCAAATTCCGTTGTCACCATGGTCTCTAGGGCCTCCGTGATCCTGCTCAGTTCATGGCAGAGGACATAATATCCACAGCACCGTTGCTGGAGCCATGCGGGCCACACTTGAAATGCGGCGTCTTTTGCTCTTTGCGCCTCCATTTCTATTGCCTCTGTCAATACAAGCAGTGTAGAGATTGCATTCCGCAAATCATTCGTGAGCTCGTCAACCTCAAAAGCTAAATCATATGCTTCCACGACATATCCCTCCCTTTTGTGTTAGCATTATGCTAACATTCGTGAGTAGATATGTCAAGTAAAAAGTGATAGACTGTGCTAACAAAAGGTTGCGAGGTGCTATCTATGCCAATCATCAAAATTCAGACCGGCCTGCGCTTGGAGGAACAAACCTACGGAAAGCTGAAGGCCCTCGCAGAAGAAGAAGGGCGCTCTCTGAATAATCTCGTCGAGCAGATTTTAAGAAAATACCTTCTTGCCTACGAAAAGGAACATGGACCTATTACCCCTGCGGCTGCTCCAGAACCTTGAGGCCGATATCAACCAGAAGCAAAATCAAGGCGTTTACAGAAACCCCCATGCGTTCTGCCATACACGTAAGCCGGGTATACTGCTCTACTGGTAAGCGAAGGCCCGTTTGTATCTTCTCCATTGTCTGATATCCTCCCCTTGCCAAACACAAACAGCCGTGCTATAATAGATATGGTTTTTGTAGCGCGCTATCGCGCGGCCCCTTGACGTTGTTGCTGCGACGTCAGGGGGCTTTTTTTGTGCCCGCATCAGACCACGACCTTCCGCAGTCCGGTGGGCAGGTACGGCTTCGGCTCTTCGGGCAATTCATACCCGCCGGCCAACAGCGCCATAACGGCGTCCACGTCCACCAGCTTCTTCCGGCCGCAGCTCACCACCGGGACCGCCTCGGCCTTGATCAGCCGCCTGATGTAATATAAAGACACTTCGGTGTCGGGATCTTCGGTCCTGATGACCTCCAACACCTTCTCCGCTGTTCTCATTCTGGGCATCATCCTACTTTACCTCCCTCTGCAAATTTGAGGGCCATAGCGGCCCGACAGATATCCTGCAAATCTTCCATGATGGCGTCGAACTCCTCACGTTCGCTGCTGTCGATGCGCCCATCAGCGGCCAGCGCGAGGAGTCGCCGGTCGGAGTGGCGCTCGGTAAACTGAGTAACCTTGTCCAGCAGGCTGACCACAGCCTGCGGCAGGGGCACTCCCGGCTGGAACGCCGGAAAGGTTTGGGCGATGCTCCCCCGGGACAGCTCCCGCAGGTACATGCCCGCCAGCCACGGGCTGTCATAGCAGACTGCCAGGGTATCCAGCGCCTCCACCGAGGCCCGGCGGGCTCCGCTCTCCCACGCTTGAATCGCGTCTACGCTGTAACCCGACATTTCCGCGGCCTTTTCCTGGGTGATGCCCCGACTAATCCGCGCCCTTTTCAGGGCGTTGACCGACATCTTGTCCATGGTGTTCTCATCCCCTCTGTGGTATGGTTTAGGCAGAACAATTGTCCGTCTCCAAGAAAAGGTCCTGGATGGTACAGCCCAGCACCTGGGCCAGCCGCGGCAGGTCCCGGGCCTTGGGGAGGGCTACCTCGGTCTCCCACTTAGTCACAGAGGAAACGTCAACCCCCATCCTCACGCCCAGCTCCCGCTGAGTGATCCCCAGTCTCTCCCGGTGTTCACGGATACACATGACCATGTGCTCACCTCCTTTTTCATTTGTTCAGCGATAAAGGCCTTGCACTGCTACAACAGTCCGAAAAGGAACGCGGCAAAGAGGCCGAGGCCAAACGTCAGCAGCGCTTCCAAAATCAGGTTTCGGTAGCACAGGTGCTTGTACCGGCGATAACCTTCGTCCTCGGCCTGGTAGTAGAGCATTATACCGGCCTTGTCGCCCTTCTTTCGGAGTTCCTTGGGCGGTGGGTCAAATAAGCGGTCCATCCAGCGATAGATTTTCATCTCCTGCACCTCCTTCGATTGCTTTGTAATGGACCATAGCCCCGCTTTGCTGTAAGCTATTCCACCGGCACTGCTGACGATTCTGCTTCGTCCCGGCACACTTCTTTATCATAGACAAACCAGTCGCCAACCTCGTAGGCATCGTATACCTCCTGTGTGACATGATACGTCGTGCGGACCTCCTTGCCTTCCCTGGACGCGCTTATAGAGATTACCCAATCATCGGCGTGATAGATTTGATACGGAAGCATGACAATCCGCACCGACGAACCTGCGCTTATGGCATATGGGAGCATTAGGAGCTGAGTATGTGCCGGAGTATAGGATTTGCTATAGATCTCTCCGGATGTCAGCTTGTCATCACAAGCCGTAAGCGGCAGGAGTATCAGTAAAAGCGTGAATATCGTGACCACTCTACGCATTCCCTGCACCTTCTTTCTGCTCTATGCATTTGGTTAAATCGGAACTACCATTGGCCTGCTAACTTTAGCAGCAACAGTCCTATTTGGCATACTAGGGTTGCTGCGTTGACGATGATGATCGCTTTGGCATATGGGCAACTTGGGCGTGGACAGCCCTTCTTGCTCATCCACTGCACCCCCCTTCCTGCTCAATGATTGGCCTAGCCTACGCGGAGCGATCCTCCGCCTCCGAAAAAAGCTCCTGGATGGTGCAGCCCAGCACCTGAGCCAGCCGTGGCAGAACCCGGGCATTGGGAAGAACGCTCTCAGCCTCCCACCCCGATACCGAGGCTTGACATACCCCCATCTGGTTGGCAATTTCAATCTGCTTCAGCCCATGGGCTTCTCGCAGCTCACGGATACGCATAATCACTTTCTCACTCCCCCTCCGCAAAACATTAGCTGTACTAATAAAATAGCGCCTTTTCATTGCTTTGTCAAGATAATAATTATTATAATATTAATTTTTTCCTTTTTACTTGCACTTTATCAGTCTCGCTGATATCATATTTTTACGGAGGCGAGGCCCATGAACAACCTTAGATCTGCTCGTAAAGCAGCCGGCATGACCCAAGCAGAGGTTGCAAAGTATATCGGTGTCACCCAAGGCGGCTACTCTGGGTGGGAAAATGGAAAAATAAAGATTGACCACCAAACTTTAACTCGACTGGCCGCCCTCTTTGAGGTAACCGTGGATTACCTCCTAGGAGTAAGTGATGAAACGGTTAATAAAATCGTGCGAATTCCAGTGCTTGGCTCTGTCCCGGCCGGGATACCCCTGGAGGCTATTGAAGATATTCTCGATTGGGAGGAGATCCCTGCCTCAATGTGCACTGGCGGGCGAGAATATTTTGCGCTACAGGTCGAAGGGGACAGCATGTGGCCCGACTACCTTCCCGGAGATGTGGTTATCGTCCGCAAGTCCTCCGCCTGCGACACCGGGGATATCTGTGTTGTGTATGTCAATGGCTATAACGCAACCCTGAAACAAGTAAAGCTCTATGATGATGGCAGTCTGACCCTCGTGCCCAAAAACCAGTCCTACCCTCCTCGGACCTTCTCCCGGCAAGAAGTTCAGGACCTGCCTGTCTCAATTGCCGGGGTGGTTGTGGAACTCCGCCGGAAGATTTCCGGTAAAAAATAGAAAAGGAGAATTGTAATGGACGTCCTGTTTTTCATTCTTGCTATTGTTTTTTTCGTTCTCTGGCGCAAAGCAAAAAAGGCTCTCCAGATTCAGGAGAGCTTGGATGCAGCGAAAGCCACCGCTGATGAATATGTCAAGGCAAAAACAATAGAAGGCGATGAATATGTCAGGGCCAAAACGAAAGAGGGGGATGAGTATTATTGGTCGAAAATAAAAAAGACTGATGAGCAAGTCCATCAACTAAATTTGCAGGTTCACCAGAGAGAGGCGTATATAAAGTCGCTTAACGAAAGAAAAGCCGACTTGTTGGAGGAATTGGAAACTTTAAGGCAAGACACTTTATGCGCCATGACCACTGTGGATTCGTACTCAGATTTGAAGTCTGATGAAATAAAAAACAAGCTTGCTCTTTTAAAAGTACAAGAAGATGAAGTTATTAAGTCGGACCAAGCCCTTATCGTAGAGCAGGACAGGCCCAAAAAAATCATTGATAGTCAGAAAAAGCAGATACTCAGGTGCTTTAATGCGGAAGTTTCCTCTATCATTGGCTCTATTTCTGTTAGCAATATCGATACCACTCGCAACAAATTGCAAAAGTCCTTTGACGCTCTCAATAAGATTTTCTCTGTGGATGGCGTTCAGATCTCGCAAAAATATTTTTCCATGAAGCTTGAAGAGATGAGCTTGGTCTATGCTTACATGGTAAAGCTTGAGGAAGAAAAGGAGCAGAAGAAAGCCATCCGTGAACAAATGGTAGAGGAAGAGAAGGTTCGCCGGGAAATTGAGCGCGAAAAGCAAAAAATTGAAAAAGAAGAAAACCAATTTAATAACGAAGTTAAAAAGTTGATGTCTTACATGCAAAAGTCTAAAGATGATGTCGAGCGTCAGCTTTATATTGATAAGATCCAGGAGCTGGAGGACAAGCTTAAAGCCCTTGCTACTGACAAAGAGAACGTGCTGAATCGGGAGCAAAATACCCGAGCCGGATTTGTTTACATCATTTCCAACATCGGGTCGTTTGGAGAAAATGTTTATAAGATTGGAATGACCCGGCGGCTCGATCCCATGGACCGAATCAGCGAATTGAGTAGTGCGTCTGTTCCATTCCCTTTTGACGTCCACGCTCTAATCTTTTCAGAAGATGCCCCCGCACTGGAGACGTTACTGCATCATCACTTCCAGGCGATGCAAGTAAACAAGGTCAATACCCGAAAGGAATTTTTCCGCATTGACCTCGAAGAAATTAAAAAGCTGGTTATTGAAAACCACAATGCCACCGTACAGTTTGTGGACATTCCGGAAGCAACCGAATACCGCGAAACTCTCCGTATTGAGGCTGAACAGCATTAAGAAAATTTAATTTCTATAAACAGAAGAAATCGTCAAAAGAGACGTCCTCGATGACGATCGCACCGCCGACGCCAAGAAGAAGGTCGCTAAAGCACTTAAACCTGCCCCGAAGCCAGCCCCTGCCAAGCGCCCCGATTCGCCAGAGGAGCCCAGCAGCGAAGCATAAAAAAGAACGGCCGCCTGGAGCTCCTACCTTCTCCGCCGCTTCCTGATTGTGGAGCGCAAACACTACATCAGGTATTACAATTTCATATTTTGCCTAAACCTTGCGGTTGATTTTTGACCCTTTTTCACATATAATAGGGGTGCGGAGTAATCCGCAGAGTGAAAATCAACGCTTGCCGTTATTTTCACCTCCTTTGCAAGCGGAGAGCCCGAGCCGTAAATCGGGACCCGAAAAAGCGGAAAGCCTGTGCCGCAAATCAGGCCCTAAAAAAGCGGAGACCCCCTGCCGTTAAGTGGGGACTCAAAAAGGGGTAGGCAGTTTTGCCTACCCCCTTTTTGTTCGTTTGGAGGAAAAATGGATAATCTGAGGCTGTACCGTGTGTCTGACAAGTACATACGCTTCCTGAAAGGGGCGGACCACCGGGTCCAAGATAACAAAGGCAGGCGCCGCCCTTATGTGGGTGTCGTCCTCCTGGTCGGCGGTTTCCGCTACTTCGTCCCGATGGAATCTCCCAAGCCCAACCACGCAAATATCAAGCCCGGAATTCACATCATGAAAATCGACAACGGCAAGTTGGGTCTCCTCGGCTTCAATAACATGATCCCCATACACGATTCTGCGCTGATCTCCTTTGACATCGAGGCAGAACCCGACCTGAAGTATGCTGAACTGCTGCGGCGTCAAATTACTTTTCTGAACCGCCACAAAGCTGACGTCATGGACCACGCCGCAAAGACCTATTACAAAACCGTGGCGGGTAAAAACCAGTTCCTCCTGAGCATCTGCTGCGACTTCAAAAAGCTGGAGCGCGCCTCCAAAAAGTATGACCCCAACCATGTCGTGAAGTATACGACCGGCTATGCAGAAAAACTAAAGTAAAAGAATGGCCGCCTGGAGATCCTACCCTCCAAGCGGCCAGGCAAAACGACACGCACCGTCAAGCACAGCACCATTTTGCCCTATTATAGTATCATATTGGGGGCTGTGGCGCAAGAGAAAGGAGTAAAAATGGCCACCGTAGAAAAACGAGGCGACACCTATAAAATTACCGTCTCAAACGGGTATGACATCCACGGCAAGCAAATCCGAGTCCGAATGACTTGGGTACCAGAACCAGGCATGACACCCCGGCAAATCGAAAAAGAACTTCAGCGGCAGACTGTACTGTTTGAAGATGCCGTTAAGTGCGGCAAGGTCACCACCAAAGATGTCCGCTTCATTGATTTCTCGGCCCAGTTTATGCAGAACCACATCCGGGTGAACCGAAAGCCGAACACTGCCGCCAGGTATGAAAGAGATCTAAGGCGCATCAATGAATTTCTTGGACATATCAAGCTCTCCAAAATTACCCCCAGCGATATTACGGCTTTCTCCGCCTACCTCCAACAAGATGGAGCCAAGTCTGGCGGTGGAAAACTCGCCCCATCATCGGTTAACACCGTCATGCGGACACTCTCAGCAACTCTTGGCTACGCCGTGAAATGGGGGTACATCTCATCAAACCCAGCGGAAAACGCAGAATGGCCCAGCCAAGGAGAAAGTGATCCCGCCTATTTGGATGAAGCAGAAGCCCGAACATTTCTGTCTCAGCTTCAAAAGGAGCCAATCAGGTGGCGGGCTCTCATCATTTGCGACCTGCTCTCTGGCTTGCGCCGTGGGGAGTTGTTAGGACTTCAATGGCCGGACATCGACTTCAAGAATCGCCTGGTCCACATCCGGCGTACATGGAACTACCTTGGGAAAGAAAAGGGCTGTTACTTTACCACTCCCAAAAGCTCCCGCTCCCGTAGGCCCGTCCACCTCTCTGACGCCTTCTTCATCACGCTTCAGGATTATAGGCGGTGGCAGGACCAGCGCCGGGCCGAACTGGGTGACGCTTGGGAAGGCACCGAAAATGATCCCAGGGTATTCACAACCGATGCTGGCGCCCCAGTCAACCCCACCGTTCCAACTTGGTGGCTCAGTAAATTTACAAAACGCATCGGCATCCAGCATCTATCTATACACTCCCTGCGCCACACCTACGCCAGCTTGATGATCGCGGACGAGGTTCCTGTTGTGGAGATATCAAGCCAGCTGGGACATGCAAAGCCCAGCACCACCACCAATGTGTACGGCCATGTCATTGCCTCGGCTCACGCTAAGAGCATCGCCACAATGGATCGCTTCAACGACATTTTGATACCCAAGGCCAGCGGGCAATAAACCCCAAACAAACCCCAGGGGGTTTTGCAATCCAGTCGCAGGGCAAAAAGAAAAATCCCTTAAGCCTTGCGGCTCAAGGGATTTTCTGGAGCTGCTACCCAGATTTGAACTGGGGACCTCATCCTTACCAAGGATGCGCTCTACCGACTGAGCTATAGCAGCAAATGGCGACGCGGATGGGACTTGAACCCACGACCTCCG